GGTTTGAGACACTGATTTAATGTCTCTAATACCATAAACTATAAAACTCTTTAATGCTAATGAAGCATCAACACCATTAATTGTAATCTGTTCATCAGCAACAAAAGTACCTGATGTTTGATATACATTTATTACAGCACTATTACCAGCACCTGCCGCAACGGCAAAACCACTTGCTCCACTACTCTTTCCTTTTATAAAAGATGTTGCAGGAAGTTCAGAGGCAGATACATTCCTATTAAATGTTAATTCCGTATATGTCTGAATATCATAAAGATATAGATCCCATTGAGTTGCTGCACCAGAATAAGCAGCATCTGTCAAATTACATGTATATACTCTTGCTTTTCCTATTGTAGAACCACTATCTCCCTTTAACCTAGATTTTAATTCAATTTCTGCCTTTTCTTCTGCTGCACCAGCAACATTATTAACTCTCAGAAGATGTCCCATTTCGAAAGGAACATTGATAGATGATACGTTTTGAGTATCTCTTGGTTTTTCTACATCAATTGTTGCTGTTCCATCTACCTCAACATCATATCCAGCAACATATGCTTTTCCAGGTGATACCTGAACACACATTAAATCATCGGTTGGAATATTTCCTTCTTCTGTTGTTTCATTTTCTAAGAAAAGACCATCATTATCAATTCTGTCATTCAGTGATTCTAGAACATCTAAAGTAAATTCATCAACAGTATAATGTCCAGACTCATCAAAAGTTCTCTCCGCAATATAATCTCTGATTATATTATATGCCGTTTTATCAACTACTTTTTTTATTTTTCCATCATCAACCCTAAGAATCTCTATAAAATCAGTATCATTAAAATCTGTTAATGATTTTTTAGTCAGAGATAATGAGACTTTAAATCTATCTGCACCTGGAGCAGCAAAATTTGTAAATCCTTTTGCATTATCAAACAAAGATTCATCATCTTTTGAATTAACTATTGATTCGGTTACTTTTAATCCAACTCTATACGAGGGAGTATTTGTATAATAATCTAATATAAGAGTTTCTTTACTAACATCAACAAAAAATCCTCTGACAAAAAATACACCATTATCAATAGATGCTGCAGATCCTGTTGCTGTCGCATCTAAAGAAATCAATGATGCAAATGAAGTTCCGGAAGGAATGGTTATACTACCATATGTTACATTTTCGTTTGCAATTAATGGCTCACCATCTTGAAATACTGTTGTCTCAGAGTCGTTTCCTGCTTGTGTATACTTTACATATATTGTTATATTATCTACTAAATCACTTTCATTAGTAAAAACTACTTCCTTAACTGAAGCAGTAACACCGGATAATTGTCCAGTTATTGTTTTTCCAATAAAATTTTTAATATAAAGGGAGATATCAACTCCCAAATTGGTTGCGTTTAATTTGACAGCAGAATACTGATTATCAAATGTTACGGATCCAGGAATAACCATGGATCCTTCTTTGAAAATATTACTTCCGAAAGATTCTACTTGGTTTTGTAATATGGATTGAAGAGTGGTTAGTTCTCTAGCTTGAACTGGAAATCCTGGTTTAAATAAAACCTTGTAAAAATTTTTATCTATATCAAAGTCGTCATAATATGGACTGATATTTAAGTCGGTTTTTTGTGCCATCTTTTTTTAGAATTCCAGAATGATTTTAACGTCTTCTTTTTGTCTAGAGTCTCTTTGAACTTCGGGTCGATTATCGATGTAGATTATATCCCCTGTCTTTTTATTTATCTCAGGATTTGCGAGTCCATTTGAGAAAGTAACTCCCAAATTAATTTGTTTAGAGTTAACAGTTATAACACTACCGTTCAAACCAGTATCAATTCCTGCTGATCCTCCAGATGATGAAAAACTAATGTTATTAGTAGAATTAAATGTGGTTATACCTGCTGTATCTAAACTTTGTGTTTGATCAGTTTCATTACCAAAACATAAAGATCTATCTTGATAATATTTTAAAACTTTAGTTTCCTCATCAAAAGAAGCAACATAACCTCTCGCTTCAACATTACTGCCTTGATTTTGAGTAATTTTTTCTCCAATAGTCACAGTTCTGGAGGTAGTTAATCCAACAGCAAAAAGTGATGAAAATGTATTTCCGGCAAATGTCACACCTGTTCCTGCAAATTGTTCAGGATTTTTTATAATACCAACCTGAGCAAATTTTGTATCTATAGGAAAATCTTTTGTCGAATTATCAAATCTAGCATACAACAATACTCGATCAGTCCCCAACTCTTTGTAAACATTATATCCATGTCCTTTAGATGGGGGAATAATTGGGATTAATTTTGACCCAGCTCCAGAATTTGTACTTAAATCAATAATTCCATAAGTATATCCCTTTCCACCTTGAGTTACCTGAACACTAGTTATGACTCCACCAGTTGTTGTTATAGTAACTTCACCACCACTACCATCACCTAATATAGATGCAGTTCCGTCACTATATCCTGTACCACCGTTTTCAATATATACTGTCTTTATCTGATTATCATTAAGATCTGAATTGCCACCATTCCTAATAATTACAATATCAGAATCTGTCGTGGTTGTCCAGTTATTTGGAACAACAATAAACTCTGTAGAGTCAAATTTTATAACATCTGATGGTGAAACTTTGAAAAGATACTTCCACTTATATCCATCGGCAAGAAGAACAGGTTCCGCATCAGTATGTGTAGGTTCAACAGTTGATCTAGGAACAGTTGGATTTAGACCAGATGTTCCATTTTCAATACAAATATAAACTTTAAAGTCACTTGTAATTACATAATAATTTGCATCATACAATTTTAATGCTTTACTAACAGGTGCTATGTTAGTTCTATCGGCATATTGTCCATAATCATGCCTATACATGTCATATTGATTATTTGAGACCCATTCAATTTTCCTTATGACTCTTCTGGCATTTTCTGTGGTAATTTTTTTACCAAACAAACTAGTATCTCTATAATGAGATAAATGTTGAAAATTATCTACAGGATTATTAGTTGTGCTTGAATTCCAGTTAGAAGTTCTACCAAATCCAGGACTTGGGGTCGTTGGATTTGAAAGACCTAAAAAGGCGTAATAAGAGTTATTACTGATGGACTCTACAAAAGAATCAGCATTCAATATTCTAAATTGATCTGTTACGAATGCAGACATATTAATTGTTTTTTAGATATTTATACGATAATATTAATTTTCAATTTTTGGAAGAGCACCGGTCTTTCTAATATTAATTCCACCTCTTCTTTGAATAGTTGGATATGTTGATAATCCAGAAACAGTATTACCGGTTACACCAATAGATATTGGACTTGAAGATCTTGTTCCTCCAGACAATCTACCCCATGAATATCTTCCAACAATATTACTAGGATAACTTCCAGTAGTGGTAATACCAACAATATTTGTATTGGAATGTACATTACAAGTTATAACTCCTGTATATACATTCGCCGATACCTGTGATGATGAGAAACTAGAAACATAATAAATGTTGTCTAAGCATGTAGTTCCAATACCAACAACCGCAGAATCTGAATTGTCGATTGATGTAACTCCATTGCCGACGTTTGTATCGTGAATGTAGATAGGATATCCAGTTGTCAATCCACTCAAGGTGGTATTGGTGTCAATAATTGAAAATACAATAGCTAATGGATTTGATCCAGATCCTGTAGATGTTGTAATTCCGGTAATAATTCCGGAAGAACCATTTATAGCACTAAATCCAGTAATTTTTTCAATAAGACCAGTTGAATATCCAACTGTAGAAATTCCATTAATAACCAGTGCATCACATGGTGTAGAGCCATCATCATATGGAACAAGTGGTGCCGCAGCAGCATTTACTTTGTCTTCATATTCAAAAAGTTCTGCGTTATCAACGAATACTGCAGTATCGGTTGTAGACACATCTTTAATAATTTTCGCAGTTGGGAAAATTAAGGGTTCTAATACATCTCTTGATTTACTTACAAATTCACCATTAACTTTTTTGTCAGATTTTTGTTTAATCCAAGAAAGCGGTTTGAAATTAGTTTCATCAATTCCCTGATCAAAATATCTATTGGTTTCGAATTTGTCGGAGAATGCTAAATTATAAACCGTCCTCTTATTTTGAGTTACTGTATTTGGTATAGTATTATTACTAATAACTTGAACCTTATCACCAGTTTTTATGGTTGGTTTGACATTATCTACCGAACTGGAATCAGTTCCATCAACACCTTTATAAAAATAAATTTCAACTTCATCTGTTGGCAGAGGTGCTTTGGTGAATACGAAAGAAGTTCCACCATTAAAGACATAGTTAGTTACTGGTTTTTGAAGAATACCATTTATAAAGATAATTAAAACATTGTTAATATTTTCTTCAATTGGAGATCCTTCTTCTGGTTCAAAACTGAGAAGTTGACCATTGTAATTAAGTGGGAATCTTTTTCTACTTCCATTCTGAAGATTTTGAATGGAATCTATGTAATCAAGTTCACCAAATTCCCATGCTGCAAAGTTATCAGAATATGTATCAATTACTTCAATTGTAAAATCTGTTACTGGAGATGATAATGTGGAGGCAGTAACTAAACCAACTGGTTTAAAAATATCACCTCTTCTAAATGCATAACCAGGTCTTGAGAAATTAAATTCTTTTACTTCAAAATAAGTTGAACCTATTCCTACATTTGTAGAAGCTCCACCAACTATAACATCCATTAACAATCCAATGCCTGTAGTTGTTGTATTACCAATACCCTCTCTATAAACACCAGTGATGGGGA